GGTGACTAAGGATACTGTCGCTGGGCGATCTGGTAGCCGCCTAGAGCTGCGGCCTTGGCAAGAAAATCTAATCCGCGATCTGTTTGTAGCTGATTCGAATGGCCGGCTAAAAACAAGAACAGCGCTAGTGGGTATGCCCCGGAAAAATGGCAAGTCAGCATTGGGATCTAATCTGGCGCTTTGGTCATTGTTCTTGGGTGATGACGGCGGCGAAGTTTATAGCTGCGCGGCTGAAAAAGAACAGGCGCGTATTGTGTTCGCTGATGCTAAGCGCATAGTTGAGGCCAACCCAGATCTATCGGAGCTAACAAGGGTTTACCGCGATGCAATCGAGGTGGTTGGGACTGGCTCAACTTACCGAGTGCTTTCGGCGGAGGCCTATTCAAAAGAAGGTCTATCGCCTACATTTGTGGTATTTGATGAGCTACACGCAGCACCTAATCGTGAGTTGTTTGATGTTATGGCTTTGGGTATGGGCGCTAGGCGCGAACCAATGTTGCTATCTATCACAACCGCTGGCGTGAAAACTGACAACACAGGTCAAGACAGCGTGGCCTATAGCTTGTATCAGTATGGCCAGAAAATAGCGCGCGGTGAAACGATAGACCCAAGTTTCTATATGGCGTGGTGGGAAGCCGATGCTGAAGCCAACCACCTAGAACCTAAAACTTGGGTAGAAGCCAATCCCGGCTACGGCGATCTAAACAATGTTGAGGACTTTGAGGCGATGGCGCGCCGAACCCCAGAAGCAGAGTTTAGAACCAAGCGCTGTAACCAATGGGTAAGTTCGCAAAATGCTTGGCTGAACCCTACGCATTGGGATGAAGTGGCCAGCCCGAAAGACTTAGATCCTGAAGCACAATACATACTGGGCTTTGATGGATCTTTCAACGGAGACTGCACAGTCGTAGTGGGTAGCTCTATCCCTCAGACTGATGACGAAAAGCCTTATGTGTTTTTGGTGAAGGCTTGGGAGAAGCAACCCAAAGACCCTGACAACTGGCGCGTGGATACGCTAGATGTAGAAAGCACAATCCTAGATTTTTGTGGTCGGTTCAATGTTCAAGAAGTTGCTTGTGACCCATTCCGCTGGCAAAGATCTATGGCCGTTCTAATGGAGAAAGGCATACCGATAGTTGAGTGGCCTAGCACTAGCGCGCGGCGTATGGTGCCGGCCTGCCAAAAGTTTTACGATGCGGTAGTTGAAAAAAAGCTGGAACACGACGGCGATCCTGTATTAGCTAGGCACTTAGCTAATGCTGTTGTCAAAGTAGATCAGTATGGGCCACGCATCGTAAAGGAACACCGCCACAGTCCGAGAAAGATTGACGCAGCGGTTGCTGGTATTATTGCCTTAGACCGCGCGTTACAAATGAAGGAGATGGTAGAACCGCCTAAAGTGCCGCAGTTCTACATTTGAATTATGGTAGCAATTATTTTACAAGCCGCAGGTGCTACGACAGTCGCGCTTGGGATTGGCTTGATCTATCCGCCGGCTGGGATAATCGCCGCAGGTCTATTCGCTGTTTTGATCGGAATTAGTTTGGAGCGCCGCTAATGCTTAGAGATTTATTTGAGAGAAGGGCAATCAGCTACCAAACTGTATTCGCCGCCGGGGATGACATCGAGGTAGCCAGCAACTCAGGCACGAAGATAAATCCTGATACCGCTTTTCAGATCAGCGCGATCTTTAGTGCTGTTTCGCTTATTAGCGACACCATCTCAACTCTGCCGCTAGATGCTTACCGCCGCGTAAATGGTAACCGCTTTCCTCTGCGGCCTAAGCCGGACTGGGTCAACAAGCCAGATGTGGACACTACTCGCGAAAGTTTTTATGGGCAGCTGATAGTAAGTATGTTGCTAGAGGGCAACGCTTTTATACGCGTATTTACGCAGGGTGGCCAAATCGTCAATATGACAGTTCTCAACCCACAACAGGTCAAGATTGAGCGACCTTCTTATGGGCAGGTGCGCTACACAGTTGAAGGCGAGAAGCGCAAGCTGACCTCTGAGGAAGTTATCCACATACCCGATGTGGTGCGACCCGGAACCTTGCGCGGAGTCAGCCGCGTAGAAGCACTCAAAGAAAACTTTGGTTTGGCGATGGCGTTAGAAAACTACGCCGCTAAATTCTTTGGTCAAGGTGCGACTACACAGGGCATTATCGAGTTCCCCGATGAGCTAACAGGTGAGCAAGCTAAGCAACTAGCACAGTCTTTTGATGCGCGACACAAGGGTTGGAATAGATCGCACAAGACAGGCGTGCTGACCGGCGGAGCTAAGTATCGTGAAACTAGCGTAAACAACGATCAGGCGCAGTTTATTGACAGCCGCCGTATGGCAGTAGAAGATGTAGCGCGTGCTTTCAATGTTCCGCCACATCTGTTGGGATTGCCCGGAACTAACAGCTACGCCAGCGTTGAGCAGAACAACCTAGCGTGGGTGACTCATTGCCTTCGCCCAATTATCCAGAAAATAGAAAACGCACTTTCCCCAATGTTGGCGCTAGCGCCTAACGGCACAGATGCTTTTATCAAGTTCAACATTGACGGCCTACTGCGCGCTGACATCAACAGTCGTATGAGCGCTTACAGCACCGGCCTTCAAAGCGGGTTTCTTTCGATCAACGATGTTCGCCGTCTTGAAGATCTAAGAATCATTCAAGATGAGTCCGCCGACACAGTGCGCGTGCCTTTGGCTAATGTCAATGTTCGGGAGAGCACCCTCAACGCACAAGACAAGCGTGTGTCTATGGCTAGCCGATTAGTGCAGGTTGGTTATGACCCAGCAGAAGTTCTTGCCGCGATGGGCTTGCCAGACATAAACCACACAGGAGTTCCAAGCGTTCAGCTACAAAATCTAGCGAACCTAGATCCCGAAGATCCCACAGGAGCATACGAGGTCTAAATGCTAAGTAATGGCAGAGTTTCAGTAGGCACAGTCGCAGTTCCGATAGATGGTGTTTACGAGCAGTATGCGCGAATGATTTTGCACAATGATGACAACACAGATGCTGTTTACATTGGTGCTGCTGGTGTTACTACCACTACGGGACTCGTTCTACAGAAAGAACAGACGATTGACATTGGCATTGGCCCATTAGAACAGCTATATGCCGTTTCGGGCAAAACAGGTCATACGATTAGCTTTCTAAGGCAGACGATCTAATGCCATACTTCATCACAGATGAGCACCCAGACTGCGCAGAGTGGGCTGTGGTGAAAGAAGATGGCGAACTGCTGGCGTGCCACGAAACCAAAGAATCAGCCATAGACCAAATGATCGCGGTATCCCTAGCCGAAGAAATGGAACCCGGAGGCGACTACACAGGATCTTTCCGCGCCGCTCCCGATGAGCTAGATGTTGGTGACTTTGTTCGGTGGCGATCTAGCGGAGGAACAGCGCGCGGCCGTATCGTGCGTATTGTGCGTGATGGTTCGATAGATGTGCCAGATGCTAATGTTACGATCAACGGAACTGATAATGACCCAGCCGCACTTATTGCTATTTACCGGGAAGGTGAGGATGGCTGGAAAGAAACAGATGTCAGAGTAGGCCACCGGTTTTCAACACTAACCAAGATTGACTCACTAAGATCTGACAGCTACACAGAAATAAGACAAGTAAACCTCAGCCCACCATCGTATATGCGTGCCGCCGCTAGGCAGGGACTTCGCTACTACGAGGAAGGTAAGGGTGGCGATGGACTGGTTGCGCGAACTATACGCGAGGCTAGGGCTATGTCAGCTGGTAATGTCAGCGCTGACAAATGGGTTAGGCTTCGGGCTTGGCTTGCTCGTCACTTGGTTGATTTGGACAGTGCCGCCGCCAATCCTGATTCAGACGATTATCCTAGTGCTGGCGTAGTGGCTCACTTGCTTTGGGGATCTGGTCCAAGCAAAGCCGCAGCACGCCGCACCTTAGCTTACGCAGAGCGCATTGTGACTAGACTAGAGGAAGAAAATCGCGCACTAACAAGTGCCAGAGGTGAGAGTATGTCAAAGATAGAAATACGAAATACCCCAGCGAATTTTGAGATTCGCGAAGAGGGCAACGGGATGACCTTTGAGGGATACGCGGCTGTGTTCAATTCCGACAGCGCACCCCTACCTTTTATTGAGCGTATAGCGCCGGGAGCTTTTAGTCGCTCACTAAAGCGCGGCCGCAACGACATCAAGCTTTTGTGGAATCACGAAACCGGTGAAGTCTTGGGATCTACGCGTGCTGGGACACTAACCCTAGAAGAAGATAGCCGAGGCCTAAAGGTTCGTGCTGAACTGCCAGAAACATCAACTGGGCGTGATGCGGCGATCTTGCTGAAGCGAGGGGACATAGATTCTATGAGCTTTGGTTTCTCAGTCCCAGCTGGCGGTGACGATTGGAGTGATGATGGTAAGACTCGCACTCTCAACTCGGTCAGGCTACACGAAGTTAGCATTGTGGCCTTCCCTGCGTATTCAGCAACCGCTGGCACAACTATGGTGCGCGGACTAGATAAGGTTGCCCAGCGTGCGGCTGTTGATAGCGATGCGCTGGCAGATGCGGTGCTGAAGCTAGAAGAAGGATCTAACCTGACTAGCTCCGATGCCGAACTACTAAGAACTGTCATTGACCAGCTAGCACCAGTTCAGGAAGAAACTGAACCAGCACAGCCGGTAGATGAGGGTGACAAAGCTATGCTAGAACTTATGAAAGCAAAGCTAAAACTGATGGGTGGAAACTAATGGCAAAGCGCGATGAAATCAAGAAGGTCATTCTCTCGGTCGCTGGCGATCCTGAGAGCGGCGTAATCGTTCAGCTCGCAGATGCTTGGGCTGATGCGATCGCAAGTCTAGACACAGCTACTCCCTACAACCCAAGTGCCAGAGATGGTGACGGAGACGGGAAAGTTCAGGATGGAACTGCACACGAAAGACCTGCGAATGAAAAGCGAGTAACCAAGGCTAGCGAAACGCGCTAGTAGCAAACAGCTCGCACCCGGCCAGTCCTCTTTCTACTGGCCGGGTTTTTCTTTTTCGCTATTGAAAAATTATTTTATTTTTTTACTAAATAGTTGCTTTTAGTTACTTTTAGGTTATAGTAGTTAGTAAGGAAAGGATAAAAAATGAACAAGCCACTACCTCAAAACATAATCAACCAAAAGCAAACGCTCAACGAGGTTCTTTGGGTAGCCGAAGTTAGCAACGCTAGTAGCCAAAACACTGTTCGGGCTTATGCAAAGTCAATTTCAGAAGCGCTAAGCCTTGTTGATAACTTTGCTATACAGCAACTTTCAGGAAGCGTAGTTCTTTCAATTGAATTAGACAAGAACTAATGAGAATAAGGAAAGGATAAAAAATGACCACGATCCAGCAACTAGAGTCAGAGATAGCCGAGGCGGAGCAGCTAGTTCAGCTTTACACCAAGCTAGGCGAAACTTATATGGCAATCGGCAAGCGCGATCAGGCTTACGCCAAGCGTAACGAAGCGGTGGCTCAACAGAGCCGCCTGCTAACACTAAAGGCAATACTAAAAAGCAAAGGACAGAACTAATGATCAAGCAATTTCACGAAGTAATCGAAGAAGCACCAAGTTACTGCGAGAACATCGCAGGGCTGGCTCAATGGTCAACTAACTACGACTACCAACTAGGCACGCCATACTTGGCTTTCCTAGATCTAATTGGATACTCACAAGAACATTTAGACGACACAATAAACCCAAGTGGCTTCGTGCTAGATTATGTTTCCGTAGATCTACTAGCTGATGCGCTAAAAGAATGGGCGGCGCGACCAGCAGATTGTTCGACTTACATTGACGAACTATGGGAGGCCGAATAGAAAACTTGCTAGCCGCTAGATCTTCTTTCCTTTCAACCTAGCCGCTAGCAGCCCAGCGGAAGCCGTCACTACCCCCTGTGGCGGCTTTCGCCTTATCCTCTAGGCAATGACCCCAGCTGAGTGTCAAACCCTTTGATACACTATTTGTGACCGAAAGTGAGTTAGCTCTGTCGGTGATCGCTAGCGTTAGCGCGGCGGCAAACACTAACCAATTCAAAGGAGATCTAAATGTCTTTCATCAAGACACAGCAGGAACTCCGCGCCAACCTCTACGAGCAGGTCAAGGAAACCCTTGATGTCGCAGAGGCTGACAAGCGTGGACTCTTGCCAGATGAGGTTGAGAAGATCAACCGCATCGAAGCAGACATTCGCTCAGCTGATGAGGCAATCGCAGTTGCACAGCGCAACGAGGAGAGGTCAAGGGCTGCCGCTGAGGCAAGTGCCGAGGCTACCCCGATTGTTTCTGAGAGCCGTTCGGATGCCGACATTCTACGCGCGATCGCAATGGGCGAGCAGCGCAGCGCAACCTTCGAGAAGCGCGCACTCGTAAACTCAGACAACACAGTTCCTAAGTCGTTCTACGATGAGGTATTTTCTGTTGCTCGTCTGGTTGGTCCAATGCTGGACACCTCCGAGATCATCTCTACCACTTCTGGCGAGAACCTCACTATCCCAACGCTCACCGGATACAGCACCGCAACCATCAAGGCTGCTGGTTCTGCTATCGCTGAGAGCGAGCCAACCTTCAGCTCAATCACTCTAGGTGCCTTCAAGTATTCATTCTTGGTTCAGGTTGCCAACGAGCTAATCGCTGATGCTGGATTCGACATCTCGGCTCTTATCGCTGAGCAGGCTGGTAACGGCCTTGGCTACGCAGTCAACACCGGTCTAACCACTGGAACTGGAACTGTTGAGCCAAATGGTGTAGTCACCGCAGCTGGATCTGCCCTTACTGGTGGAACTGGTGTTACTGGTGCATTCACCGCCGACAACCTCATTGACCTTGCCTACTCTCTAGACGGAGCGGCACGCCGCCTCCCCGGAGTTGGCTTTATGGCCAATGGTGCTTCCATCGGAAAGATGCGCAAGCTGAAGGACGATGCAGGCAACTACCTCTACCAAGTTGGTGTTGGTCAGCCTGACTCATTCGCTGGCTTCCGCGTAGTAGAGAACCCCGGTATGGCCGACACCGCAACCTCCGCTAAGTCTGTGATCTTCGGACACCTGCCTAGCTACAAGGTTCGTATGGCCGGCGGCCTACAGATCGCACAGTCAAGCGACTATGCCTTCAACACCGATGTCACCACCTTCCGCGTCCTTATGCGCGTAGATGGAAACCTGACCCACGCTGGTCACATCAAATACTTCAAGGGTGGCGCTAGCTAATAGCTAACCTTTGAAAAAAAGAACCCCGGAGAGAGTTAGTGTGTGGGTGGCTCTCTCCGGGTCTTTTTTTTGCTAGGCTGAAAGTATGCCCACAAATGACCCACGCAAAAAAGAAAAACTAGCCGGCGCGGTAACGCTCTGGTCTAACACTCCCGGAGTTAGCACAGGCTACGGAGTCCAAGCAAAGCAATTAGTAGATCGCCTAAAGCGACACGGGCTCGATGTAGCAGCCCTAAGTAACTATGGCTTAGAAGGTCGCTTTGAAGATCTAGAAACTCCGTATGGCAAAGTGCCACATTTCCCACGCGGTTTTGATGGTTACTCTAATGATGTCGCGCCTAATGACCACCTAGCTTGGGCAGCTAAGCACGCTGAACTGCCAGATCTGATGCTGACTCTCTACGATGTGTGGGTGATGAAGAACCCTAAGTTTAGGGAGATACGGCAGATCGCCAGTTGGGTGCCGCTGGATCACATAACTATGCCACCGCTGGTTGAGCGCTGGTTGAGACAAGAGAATGTCCACCCGATAGCAATGGCACCTAGTGGCTCTGAGTTATTAGAAGGCGCTGGTATTGAACACAGCTACATACCGCACTCGGTTGATACTAAAGTTTTTAGATCGCGTGAAAGCTTGCCCGATGGCCAGAAGGTAGAAGATTACTTTGGCTCTAAGGATAAGTTCGTGGTGGGAATGGTTGCGGCTAATAAAGCCAGCGGCTTAGTTCATCGCAAGTCTTATAGCGAGAACATACTTGCCTTTTCAATCTTCAAACAAAAGCACCCTGATGCGATCCTTTACCTACACACAGAACCGCTAGGTGTTATGGGAGGCTGGAACTTGATAGATCTAATACAAGCCTGCGGCCTAAGCAAAGATGATGTGATGTTCCCAGATCCACAGGACTACCGCTTCGGCGTGAGCGATGAAATGATGTCAGCGCTTTATTCAGGAATAGATGTATTGCTAGCGCCGAGTATGGGTGAGGGCTTTGGTGTTCCTACTATCGAAGCGCAAGCGTGTGGGACTAGGGTGATTGGATCTAACTGGGCGGCTAGCGCAAACCTAGTTAGTGAGGATGGCTGGCTAGTTGATGGCCAACCGCAATGGGATAACGCACAAAAGGCTTGGTGGCAAATCCCTAAAGTTCCTTCAATAGTGGATGCGCTGAATAAGGCGTATGAAACGGGCAAAACTAGATCTATGCCAGCGCGATCCTTCGCTAAAAACTTTGATACTGAAAAGGTGTGGTTTGAAAAGTGGATGCCGACACTAAAACAACTGCTATCCCAGTCTTAGGCTTTGCCACGCTTAGTCGCTTTGACCTAGCCCAGCGATTACTGGACTCGATAGATTATCCGATCGAAGATCTTGTCATTGTGGACAACTCAGGCAAGCGCGAGTTTGAGCCAGTCATAGAAACCGACTTAGTGAAAAACACTTGGGTCATACAAGTTCCTTATGGGCTAGGAGCTAATGGGGCTTGGAATCTGATTATCAAATCCACACCACACGCGCCTTATTGGGTTATACCTAATGATGACAGTTATTTCGCGCCGGGAGCTTTAGCAACTATCGCGGCCGAAGTTGATACAACCGCCTTCAACTTTTTGGACATAAATCCTAAGTGGTCTTGTGTTATCCCCGGCGAAGGCGCAGTCCTTCAGGCTGGTTTGTGGGACGAGGTGTATCACCCTATTTATTATGATGATGATGATTACGAATGGCGTATGGAAAAGCTAGGCGTTAGGTTCAATACGATCCCTGCCAAGGTCTATCACGACAACAGCTCAACACTTAGAAGCGGATTTAGCGAGCGCAACAATGTCACATTCCAGCGCAATCGCTCTGTGTTTACAAATAAGAAAGTGTCAGAAAATACTGGCATACTAGGTTGGTCGCTGAAAGTGCGAAGGGAAAACAGGTGGGACTAAGGATCTATACCGGCGGAACATTTGACTTGTTTCACGCAGGGCACGTCGAGTTCTTGCGCAAGTGCAAACAGCTAGGCGAAGTTGTCGTTGCCCTAAACACCGATGAGTTCATAACTGCGTATAAGAAAAAGCCACCAGTCTTGACTTATACAGAGCGGCTAAATGTTTTGGCAGGATGCCGGTATGTAGATCGCGTAATACCTAATAGTGGCGGAGCGGATAGCAAGCCAGCTATCAAGTCTGTTATGCCAGATCTAGTAGCTATCGGGACAGACTGGGCGCGGAAAGATTATTTCAAGCAGATGCAGTTTGATGTTGATTGGCTAGAAGCCCACAGCATTGGGCTGGTCTATCTGCCCTATACGCTGGGCATAAGTAGCACCGATGTCAAGAAAAGACTAGCCGCTACAATAGATGTCTAAGGAGATCCCAAATGGCAATAACTAACGGATACGCAACCCTCGCGCAAGTCAAAGCCGCGATGAGAATTACTGACAATGTTGATGATGACCTGCTAGAGACAGCGATCGAATCAGCCTCGCGCCAGATAGACGGCCATTGCGAGCGCCGCTTTTATACGACAGCCACTACTAGGATCTACACACCTAACGACAGCTTTATTTGTGAAGTTGATGATCTAGTTAGTATCACCAGCCTAAAGACTTCTAGTGATGTTGATGGTTCGTTCGATACGACTTGGGCATCTACCGACTACCAGCTTGAACCACTAAATGGGATCGCTGGGGGTATGGATGTTAGCTATACCCAGATACGCGCGACCGGGGATTATCTATTCCCTCTGAGCGGCGGCGAAGCAACTGTGCAGGTTATCGGGACTTTTGGTTGGGATAATGTTCCCAGCGACATAGAGCAGGCCTGCATTATTTTGTCTCAGCGCCAATACAAGCGTTACGATTCCCCACTTGGTGTAGCTGGTATCGGAGACATTGGCATTATCCGCGTGAGCAGGATTGACCCAGATGTTGCTTCGATCCTCGCACCATACCGCAGGCTAAGGATGGCGTAATGGCCGCGCTAGCTGACATACGCGCCGGCCTAAAGGCAAACCTAGCTACCATTTCTGGCCTAAGAGTTTCAGATGAGTTGCTGGATAACCCACAGCCACCGGTCGCGATGATCGCGCTCAACAACATTGAGTATCACCAAGATATGCGATTGGGCGCTAAATACAACTTCACTATTCAGGTCATAGTAGGCCGCGCTAGCGAAAGAGTAGCCCAGCGCTCACTAGATCTTTATGTAAATCCAGAGGGTGCTTCAAGTGTCAAAGCTGGTGTAGAATCGAATAGAACCTTGAGTGGTGTCGTTGATGATGTTGTATGTGAGTCAATGCCCAATGTGGGTTCAATACAACTAAATGACACAACTTACTTAGCGGCAGATTTTCTTGTCGCTGTATATGTATAAGGAGAAACGATGGCCAAGTTTGTCGCGACAGGAACTACTGTCACGCTCAACGGAACAGACATTAGCGGATCAGTAGCTAGGGCAGAGCTAGTTATCAACTCCGCAGAGGTGGATGTAACTGACTTCGGAAGCTCTGGCTGGACTGAGATCATTGGTGGTCTAAAGTCTGGTTCGGTTTCCCTAGACTTCCACCACGACTACGGATCAGGCGCAGTATCTAACTTGTTCCAAGATCTAGTGGGAACAATCGGAACTGTAACTATGATCGCCGCTAACGGAACAGCCGCTAGCGGAATCACGCCTGAATACACAGCTGAGGTGTTGGTGAACAGCTTTACCCCAATCGCAGGTGCGGTCGGAGACTTGTCCACCTTCTCGGTGACTTTCCCAACCACAGGCGAAGTATCATACGCAACCGCGTAATTCTGTTACTATAAAGCTATGAAAATCAACCTACACATTGACTATGAAGGTGGCGTTGGCAAAGACATTATTGCCAACGCTGCCGACATGGTCGCATTTGAAGATAAGTTCAACATCTCAGTAGCCACGCTTGGGCAAGATCCTAAGCTCAGCCATCTTTACTACTTGGCTTGGCACGTCGAGAAGCGCACCGGCGCTACCAAAGAAACCTTTGAGAAGTGGCTAGAAAGCATTGACACTGTGGGCGCTGGTGATGGCGACCCAAAATCAGAGGGCTAGGCGACAGCTCAGCGCATTGGTATATAGCCAGTATCGCAGTTGAAACCGGCATTAGCCCACGCGAGTTACTGCAACTAGAAGATCGTATGCTTTGGACGATGTATCGCTACCTAGTCAATCGCGCCACACCAAAGAAGCGCTAATTTCGCTACCGATACAATAGTTCTATGGCTGAGCCGATAGAAGTTACTGGACTAAAACACGCTATACGCGAGATTAGAACTTTTGATAAAACACTAATCTTCCGCTTGCGTAATCGCCTGCGTTCAGCGACCCAAGACGATCGCCAAAAAGTCAAGCGAGTTATCGCAGAAACCACACCGCTACTAAAATCAGCACGCAACATTGGTATGTTTCACAATGGCCGCTCTGCTTGGAATGAAGCAAGTGTTGACATAGACAACATAACCGGCCGCGCTTTGGTCGCTATCAAGGCACAAGGTGTAGGCAAGAAGTTTGGTTACGACTACGCAGAGGTTGCTGGTATTAGAGCGCCACGCGTAGGCCACATCTCACGCGACTTCACCAGAAGCAACTCTGAAAAGACTATCCGCACGCGCCAGAATGGACAGGGAGAGGCTTTTGCCGAGATGTTGGATAGACACCTACCAGCTAACCACACAGCCGGTGTAGGAGGCCGCTACGCGTTTCAGGCTTTAGTGCGTAGAATGCCATACATCAGCCGTAAGGTGTTCAAAATAATTATGGACTTCGCTGACGAAACCAGCTACAAGATCGCAACGAAAGAAAACTAATGGCTATACGCATAAAAATTGTTGCTGACTATGACCAGCGAGGTATGACTAAGGCTACTAGAGCCCTAGACAATTTTGGCAAGCAGGCGCAGATCGCACTTGGCGCTGTCGCGCTAGCCACCGCTGCACTCGCAGCTAAGTCAGTCCAAGAGTTCGCCAAGTTTGAAGGCGCACTAAATCAGTCCCTAGCCATTATGGGCAATGTAAGCGATGCGATGAAGGGCGAGATGTCCGATGCCGCACGCGAGATGGCAAAGACCACTACCTTCTCAGCTGAACAAGCCGCAGAGTCATACTTCTTCCTAGCTTCTGCTGGTTTGGATGCAGAGGCTTCGATTGCCGCGATGCCGCGCGTGGCTAGCTTTGCTCAGGCCGGTATGTTCGATATGGCGCGGGCTACTGACTTGCTCACAGATGCGCAGTCAGCCCTCGGCCTAACTATTCGCGATGACGCCGTAGCCAATATGGAGAATATGGCGCGAGTTAGCGATGTTCTCGTCAAGGCCAACACACTAGCCAACGCTTCGGTAGAGCAGTTTTCCACATCGCTTACCACTAAAGCTGGTGCTTCACTTCGCGCGCTAGGCAAAGATGTTGAGGAAGGTGTCGCTGTTCTAGCGGCCTTTGCAGATCAAGGTATCAAGGGAGAGCTGGCAGGAACACAACTGAGCATCGTTCTCCGCGATCTAACCACTAAAGCGATTGACAACAAGAAGGCATTTGAAGAAGCTGGGCTGTCTATTTTCGACAGCAATGGCGAGATGCTAAATATGGGCGACATTGTTGCCAATCTAGAAACGCTTTTGGCTGGGATGTCAGACGAAGTCCAGAAGGCAACTTTGTTGCAGCTGGGTTTCTCCGACAGATCCCTTGGATCTTTGCAGGCCTTGCTTGGAACATCTGATGCGATAAAGCTATACGAAGAAGAACTGCGTAAGGCCGGCGGCACGACTGACGATGTAGCTAACAAACAGCTAGAGAGCTTCAACTCACAGCTAGCGCTTTTAGAGTCAGCCGTCACAGATGTGTTTATCGAAATCGGTGAGCAGCTAACACCGGCACTAAAGGATCTAGTAGAACAAGTCCGCGATCTGTTGCCAGAGATCGGCACGAAGCTAGTTGAAGCTATCAAGAAAGTGGACTTCGCAAAGATTGTGGAGGACTTTGGCAACTTTGTTGTCTTGGTTGTTGAGAACTTAGAAACGATTGGCAGGGTAGCAGGCGTTCTGCTTGGTGTAGCTGCCGCGCTAGCCACTTATCGTATCGCCGCACAGCTAGCCGCCACAGCTACCGCACTTCTAAACAGCACACTAGTTCTTAGCCCATTCGGTATCGCTATTACCCTATTGGCCGGTGCGACCTTCGCTGTCCTAAAGCTGAAAGAAGCTAACGACAAAGCCAAAGAAGGTGTTGCTGAACTAAGCGATGAAGAACGCAAGCGCCAGCGCGAACTTCGTAATCTAAAGCGCCAAGAGGAAGAACTACTAAGGGTTATTCAAGGCGCGACCGGCTATATGAAAACAAACTACGAAACGCAACTAAAGCGTGTTCGTATGGAACTTATCAAGGTTGGTTATGCGGCCGAAGAATCTGCTGGTGAGATTAACCGCTTTAACAACCTGAAGCTTGACGGTCTTATCAACCAAGCCAACCGCGCACGCTCTGCTTTTAGCGGTATGACTTTCACCGGTTCAGGTGGCACAGCTGAATGGCTAAACACAATGTTCGGTGCAGGTATAGGCGAAACTGCTCCCGATCTAGGCGGCGGTGGCGGTGGTGGCGGCTCTAGCGCTTTCCAAGATGCGCGTGACAGGGTTCAGCAACTAATCAAGGACAGCCAAAAGCGCCTCAGAGAAGCACAGGTTAGCTACAACAAATCAGTCCAAGCCGCTGATCAGAACTATGCTGACAGCGTTGCCAGATTGCAAGAAGAGTTTGGTAAGAAGCTAGCCGGGATTATTCAACAGTCGCAGGATCGCTTGCGTAATGCGTATAAGGCAGCTGTTCAGGTCAATCTCAGCACACTATTTGAGCGTGACGAAGATAAGTCCGTAACCGGATTAGTCAAAGGTCTAAGCGACAAGCTAGCCGCTAGCAAACAACTGCTTTCTAATAGCGCTGAGCTGGCTTCAGCTGGCTTCTCACAGACTTTTATTGAGCAGGTAGTAGCAGCCGGCACCGAGACAGGCAATGAGCTGGCTCAGGCGATCCTGCAATCAACACCAGAAACCCAGCGTGAACTTCAAGATTTATTTGTTGCGCTGGAACAAACTTCCAACAGCGGTATGGATCAGCTAGCCGCTTCTATTTATGAGAAGCAAGGACTAGCAACTCAGGCGCTAAAGGATCTTTACCTAACTACTGAGATGGAGCTGGCGGAAGCGCTACTCGATCAGCAAGACCAACTAGCCCAAGCCCTAGAAGATGCCGCCGCTGAGTTTAGGGATTCGGTATTAGACATACGCGACTCTGTCACCGAAGCCGTAGGCGATATGGACGGACAGCTAGGCGGCCTAAATAAAACAATTGATCAGTTCCTAGCCAAGCTAGAAAGGCTTACCGGAGCTTCTGGCGAATTAGAAAAAGCCACAGCCGTAAGCGCACCAGTTACTACCGGCGGCGGTAGTGTTGCGGAAGCTATCGTTGAGGCCGTTGAGGAAGTTGCTGAAGCAGTCGAAGAAGTTGTAGGTGGCGGCGGTGGCGGCGGACGCCAGATTGACATACCGGAACCACTTACGCCGGGTCAGCTAGAAGCTCTAAAGGCAGATGCCTATGATCCACGCGTGGGTAATGTGATAAATGTAAATGTCAAGACTGACCCAACACAAAGCCCAGCACAGGTAGGTGGGCAGGTCGCTAAGACTGTTCAGAAATACTTTACTGGCGGTGGCGGTATCAAGGTGATTGCGCTCTAATGGCTGTCCCAACACCTTTAGTAGAAGTAGGTTTCGATCTAACAGAAACTGGAACTGGTCCATTCTTCGAGCTAGATGACCCCGTAAAAGGCGTGTTAGATAACACCGATTGGTTTGTGGCCGGGGAGCTTTTTTATGATGTGACCGACCGGGTGCGATCAATCAATGTGACACGCGGCAAGAACCGCACGCTGGATTATTATGATGCCGGATTGGCCAATGTAGTTTTCAATAATCAAGACAGAACATTCGATCCCGAATATGCGGCCAGTCCATTTTATGGGCAGATTATTCCTAAGCGATCTATACGCATACGCTCAGGTGGGCAATACCTATTCTGGGGAGTGGTGGATGACTGGAACTTGGACTATGACACCAACAACGAAAACACAGCTAGCGCGGCTTCGTCTGATGCGCTGACACTTTTTGCTAGCCAAGCCTTATCAGCCAGCACTGCAACAGCTCAATTTAGTGGCGAGCGCATAGATGCGGTTTTGTCAGACACTAATGTGAACTGGCCGGTCAGCGATCGCGACATCGAAACCGGTGTGCAAAGTCTGATAGCCGATGAAATAGCTGAGGGCACAAATGTCCTAGAGTATTTGCGCAAGGTTAGCCGAAGTGAGCCGGGCAGCTTGTTTATCGGTGCTGATGGCAATGTTGTCTTTAGGGATCGCCGCACACCAGCAACAAGTGGCGGTTTAGTCCTAGCTGATGATGGGACTGGCATACCTTATTACGGTATGAAAGTTGTCTATGGATCGGAGCTGCTTTACAACGAAGTTCTTATCGGTTCAGAAACAGCCGGCACAGTTATCGCTAGGGATACTGATTCGATAGATGAGTATGGTGTCTTAGCTTTGACACGAACTGGATTGTTGATGGACGATCCTAAAGATGTGGAAGATCTAGCAATTTATTACGCTCAGAAGTATTCACAACCGGAGTATCGCTTTGAGGCCGTCAGTTTGCAAGTTGATCAGCTGACACCGGAACAGCAGGCACAAGTTTTGGGTATTGACATTGGCGATGTGATTCAAATAAAGTTCACGCCCGGCGGCGTCGCACCAGCTATTAGTAAGTATGCCGAGGTAATACGAGTAGATAATTTGATAGACCCAATCACACACAGGATTACTTTAGGATTTAGCACCCTAGACTTTGCGCTCTTAGTGCTAGATGATTTAGTGTTTGGTAAGCTAGACAACGGCAACGCGCTTGCCTTCTAAGGAGAAATAATGGCTGGATTAGGCTACAAAGTTTGGACTGCTGGTGATGTCCTAGCGGCCGCAGATCTAAACGGATACCTCGCTGACCAAGTCGTAATGGTATTTGATGACACGACCGCGCGATCCTCAGCAGTAGGCACACCGACCGAAGGTATGTTGTCTTATCTGAAAGACACCAATGCTGTTGAATACTACGATGGCTCAGCTTGGACTGGCGTATCTAATCCCGGTGACATAACAGCCGTAACTGCTGGAACAGCTTTATCAGGCGGCGGCTCTTCGGGTGATGTGACTCTAGATGTTGATTTGACAGCCGTTGGAACTGGTATAACGATCAACGCGAATCAGATCACAAACACAGTCACCAGCTCTACCGCTACTGCCTACACTCTTGTTGCTGGCGATGAGGGTAAAATCCTACAATTTACGGCAGCCTCGGCCACGATAACAGTCGGAACTGCAACGGATCTTGCATCAGGTGAGCGTATTGACATCCTTGACGATGGCGGTGGGATGACAGTCTCGGCAGAATCAACAGCCGTAACTTTGAACGGAGCAGGAACCGCAGGAACGGCCTACACAGTAGGTGCTCAATACGAAGCAGTCACAATCCTTAGCCTCGGCTCAGATTCCTACCGCATAATCGGTAACATTACGGCGGTCTAAATGCTGCTACTAGGTGTATTAGCAGCACAAGCCGAAGGAGCTGTCGCAGGTGCAGGCTCATACGACCTGCTTGAAACAGAGATACTGACAGGCTCACAAGCTGAAATTACATTCAGCTCGCTAGGCGATTACTCAAGCGACTACCAACACTTCCAGATAAGAATGGTTGCTAGAAGCACAAGAAATGCCGATAATTCAAATTATTATGTTCGGTTCAATGGCGATACAGGTGGCAACTACTCTCAACATTATATGAGAGGCAATGGTTCAGCAATGGAATCTGCAAACTTGCAAACTAGCGGAACACAGGGGGTCTATGTTTATCAAGGACTCACTTCCGCAACAAGTGGGACAAACATTTATGCCGCTTCTGTAATTGACATTCTCGACCCATTCGACACCAATAAATACACGACTATTAGAGTGCTTACTGGTTTCACAGGTGCAATAAGTAGAATTTTGCTGGAAAGCGGATTATGGATGTCCACTAATTCGGTAACTTCGATTACCTTCGATGAATACTTCGGTGCGAACTTTGCTGAGGATACCCGCATTTCGCTCTACGGCCTGAAAGCGAGTGCATAATGCCTACTGTTTATAGTCCTCCTGTTTCTACCTATGTAGCGTTAGCGACTACGACACTCGGAGGAACAGATGCTTCAGTTACTTTTTCTTCTATTCCTGCAAGTTATAGAGATTTGGTGCTGGTTATTAACGGCTCGATAACTAACTATGACTACATCTTGCTTCGCTATAACGGCGACACAGGTAGTAATTACCCCTATGTAGATTTTATTGGAGATGGGTCTGGCGATTACTCAAATAGTGCAACACTCACAGGAGCAAGAGTAGGGCGTATGTCCACAACTGCTGGAGTGATTTCAAATGTGATTGCTCAAATTATGGATTACTCAGCGACAGATAAACACAAAACAACTTTGGCAAGAGGAACATCTCCAGATGAAATGACTATCGGAGTAGCCTCAAGGTGGGCAAATACGAGTGCAATTACATCTGTAACTGCTTTGACTTTATCGGGAGAATCTTTTGAATCTGGGACGACCCTCTCGCTTTACGGAATCGAGGCCTAGTTATGAGTTATGAAGTTATAGAACACATTGAGGTAGGTTCGGGTGGGGCTGCTTCGATTGAGTTTACTTCGATACCTGCTGACTACACAGACTTGATGTTGGTGTATTCGCTACGAAACACCACTACCACTAACTATCAGACAATGAGCTTCAATGGGTCAACATCTAACTTCACTCATAGAGAATTGCAAGGCGAAGGTAGCGGAACACCATCTTCTGCTTCAAGAACCGACAGCGTAATGCGACTGAGCGTTGCCCGAAGCGACTTTACTTCTAACACATTCTCATCAACTAGAATTTACATCCCGAACTATCGCTCAAGCGCAAATAAAAGCTTTAGTCTTGATGCAGTTACGGAAAACAATGCAACTCTCTCTTACCAAGCGATTATCGCTGGGCTATGGAGTCAGACATCGGCAATCACTAGCATCACGCTGACATCTCCAGCCAACTTTGTCGAACACAGTAGCGCCTCGTTGTTTGGAATCACAGCAGGCTCAGACGGAACAACAACAGTTAGCTAACAGACAGGTAAAATAAAACTATGACAGACAGACCAACTAAATTGATCGTAGATTGCTCGACTGGGGAAAGAACAGTCGTGCCTCTAACCGATGAGGAGATCGCAGAGCGTGAAGCAATGGCAGCTCAGGCAGAAGCAGACCGACTGGCTCAGGAGCAGGCTGAGGCTGACTTGCAGGCACTCAAGGATTCGGCTAAGGCAAAGCTGGTGGCTGGTGAGCCTCTGACTGCTGAAGAAGCAGATACGCTCGTCCTGTAGAATAGATCTCAACCACACACTCTTAGTGACTTTTGGAGCGTGTAGTGAGCAACGAAGATATACCCCAGTGGGCTATTGAACTAATCAAGCAAGTCGAAAGACTAAATGAGAAGATCCCTACCCACATAGATTGGGTAGAGCGCAACATCAAAGATCACGAAATGCGTTTACGCAACCTAGAGCGGCGTATGTGGGTGGTCGCAGGAGCGGCCGCAGTTATCGGTGCATTATCAGCAGGAGTGTGGCAAGTATTCAATGGCTAAGCGCGTAGCAGACTGGCGATTCCCTTACCCGGATAAATACATCACCGGTCACTATGGCACGCTGAGCGAGTATCGCAAGGCGCGCGGTATGCAACCACACAGCGGCACAGACTGGGCTAGGCCACGCGGCACGCGTATCCCAGCGATCGCGAAAGGCACAATCAGACTTATTCAGTTTTCTAAAGTCTTGGGCTGGGTCGTGGTGCAAACTGCGATGGATAAAGACGGCCGTATCTGGTATCTAAGTTATTGCCATATGGATAACAGACCCGGCTACGAAGTTGGTCAGAAAGTTGTCAAAGGTCAGACCATCGGACTGGTGGGTTCAACTGGTATGAGTTCAGGCCCACACCTACACGCAACAGCCAGCCGCACGCTAAAGGGTGTGTTCGGCGTGACTGCCCAGAAGGTGGACTTGTATAAACTGATTGGTGAGAACATCAAGCAGACGAAAGCTGAGCCAGCTAAGCATCAGCACAAGTGTGAGTGTGGAGAAGTTTGGAATGATTAGGTTGTATCTGAAGCAGTTTGGCCTACGATCGCTAGGTCTAACGCTAGCTACTTTCTTCGGCGGCACAGCTATTGGTGCGGTGGCCGGAGATTGGTTGATGGGTTCAATAATCGGTGTCGGTTCTGCTTTTGCCGTAGTCCTCACAACGATTGGTGTCTCGCTAGCTTGGAAAGGCACGCTAGAAATAACAGACATTCAAAATGCTTACCGCGCGGCGGTCGCTAAGTCTGACAGCGAAGCAGTCAAAGATGCATTAGAAGTCAATAAAGACGGCGACTTTGATTGGGATGATGTAGAGGACTCCCCGGACATTGATCCTGAGCTTTCAGAGGACGAGGATCTATCTTCTAAGTAAGTTAGATCGCTCACGCGTAGTTAGCCCACCCCAGATCCCAGCAGTTTCTTTAGAGGCTAGCGCGTAATCTAGGCACTCATTTTCAAACAAGCAAGATCCACACAACTTTTTAGCCCAAGCTTCAACGCTGGCTTTTTCGATTGGCTCAAAAAAATCTTCAGGAAAAAATAGTTCAGGCCGCTTGCGGCAAGGCGGCACAAAGCCATTGCGATCATTCTCAGCCATAATGCGATGGTTCAAAGAAAGATACTTTTCTTGGGCTTCCCGGTTCATAAATAAAGGCTAAGGCTAAAAATGTCACTACGGCGAGTTATAGTTGGGCTTGTCAGAAATCGGACTTAGGGTAACAATTAGTTACTTATAGTTAGGAATGATAAAAGAAGCAAAAAAGTAAGAAGGCGGCGATCGCCATTGACCGCCGCCTACCATCAGAAAGGACAAAGAAATGATGGCAGACAAAAGTGTATCACTTAGAACCCTTGACTATCTAAATTCAGTAGCGGTTTATCTGGGTCAAGCTGAGCCGGGATCGCCAGAGTGGGATGAGTTTAGGCGTAATCGAATAGGTGGTTCAGAAGTCGGCGCGATCGCTGGCGAAAGCAAATACGAATCCGCTTACAGCCTTTGGGCTAAGAAGTGTGGGCTAATACCGATAGACCGCACCGATAACGAACCAATGTATTGGGGAAGATCCTTAGAGCCAAACATTATTAGGCGCTTTCAGGAAGAACACCCAGAGCTGTTAGTTACTAGCGGCGTAGGAACTTGGGCTAATAAACAATACGACTTTATGCTCGCTAATCCTGATGGGATCTATGAGCGCGAGGATGGGTCACTAGGGATTTTAGAAATCAAGACTGCTAGGTTCGGTGATGATTGGGCGGAGGGTGTGCCACGATACTACGAAACGCAAGTGCAATGGTATCTAAGAACCTTTGGCCTAACCGAAGCGTATGTTGCGGTGCTGATCGCTGGCTCAGATTATCGCGAGTATCAGATTGGCGCGGACAAGATGTGGCAGGACTATGACCTAGAGCGCGTAATCGCTTTCCGTCAATGCGTAGAGAAGCAAGAGCGACCAGATTGGGATGGCTCAGAAAGCACACTACAAACTGTCAGAGCGATGCACCCTGAGATAGATCTAGAGGGTGTGGTGGAACTAGGTGAGCTAGGCATAAGTTACTTCAATGCCACATACCGCTTAGAGGAAGCGCAAAAAGAAGTCAAGACTTTTGAGGCGGCGATCCTAGATACGATGGGTAACGCACGCACAGCGCTGATCTTTGACCGGCCAGAACTAATTAGGGTTGCACGCGGTAAGGGAAAGCCTTACCTAACCAAAAAGAAAGGACAATAATGTCAAAGCAACTACCCACAGAGCCACAAGAGTTAGTGGACATACTAGATACCTATTACGAAGGTGACCCAAAAGTAGGTGATGTGGTGATGCTTCGTCACCGCTTTGAGCATACGAGTATCGCTGGTCAAGTGACTGGCCTTTCAAGGCACCACGCTCACCGAGGCTACGACCCCGAAAATGACTACGAGATTGTGGTCTATCAAGAATACAAACTAAAGCTGGCCGGGATAAAGGGTTGGCTAGGTGTATCCGAAGAAGAAGAATGGGAGGTCACCGAGGTTATGGACGGTAAGGAGTGGCACAAGCTAAAGCCTGATGTCGTTTTACAAAGTTCGGTTGATGACCTAATAGATGCCGCACAAGATGAAAGTGAAGATGATGAGCTATAACCCTAAAGACTACGAAGAAGTAAAAGATCGCCTAGCCCGTTTCTATAAGGATCACCCAGATGCGCGGATACTAACGGACAACATCACTACTCCATCAGATCGCGATGCTCTTACTTGGGTAGTGCGCGCTACGATTTGGCTACCAATGTGGGAAATCTATGAGGATTGGCAAGCGCAACCAGTGCCAGAGGACAATTGGTATTGCAAGTCCACCGGCCTAGCCTTTGAGATTGACGGCAAAGGTGGTATGGCCAACAAGACTAGCGCCTTAGAGAACTGTGAGACTAGCGCGATCGGTAGAGCCTTGGCTAACTGCGGTTACGGCGGTGACAAGCGCGCTAGTCGCGAGGAAATGGACAAAGTGCAACGCGGTGTAACACCTAGCCGCGATTGGGTCAAGGAGGCTAAGGCCGCTAAGACGATTGAAGAACTACGCAAGCTGTATGCTGATGCTAGAAAGGCTGGCGCTGACAACCCGGCGCTCGCCACAATAGCAGATTTGGCAGAGGCTTGGATAGAGAAACAGAAGCAATCCTAGTAGCGCACATCGAAGAACAGCGTGAGCTGGCTGAGCGCCTTTACCGCGCTCGCCAGTTCGGCTGGACTCATTATGTGTTTAGGGTTCACGAACTTGAAAAGCGGTTAGAAAATGTCAGAAATAATAACACCGGACAGGATAATTCAGGCGCTAGCTGATCTACGCAAGGAAGCTGAGAAGGGCATAAATGCACAATACGAAGCGGAATCAGATTTAGCGCGCAAGCAAAGCGAAGCTGAACGGATAGAGGCTACGGCCTTTCTGCGCATAGATGGGTTGGTTAGCGATCGTCAAGCACTCGCAAAGTTAGAAAGCCAAGAGGCACGCCTAGAGGCTGACTTAGCACGCGCGGCTTACAATCGTGTTCGGACTAAACTAAATCAGCTCAATCAGGCGCAGAGCGCGTTACAGACACAAGCCAGAATGGTTGAGATAACTTATCAACAGGCAGGTAGATGAAACCACAAGAGTTCCACAAATACCTTCAGCGTGACCAGCGCTGCTATCACTGTGGGGAGATGTATGACCTAATCCCACATCACAGATCGAACAGGGGTATGGGTGGATCGCAACTAGCCAATAAGCCCAGCAACATCATCAGTATGTGCGCGGCCATAAATGACTTAATGGAAAGCAACGCAAAGATGGCTGAGGTAGCTAGGGAGTTTGGCTGGAAACTAAGCCGCTACGAAAATACTTTGATAAGACCGGTTTACGATGCCAGCACAGGATTTTGGTTTCGATTAGACGATAATTACAAACGCGAATCTATTTAGATGAGCGAAGAAAGGATAAGTTGAAAGACGAACTAATAGCAAGAGATGCAAGAGGCAGGGCACTAGAGAACTCAAAGTTTCGAGTGCTTACAAACAAAGACCGCGTAGACATTACGCAAGAAATCAAACAGCTTTACTTTCACGCAGGTCGAGCGAGCGCCGGTGCGAGGGATTACCTAGCAGTCGAGGCGTATAAGCGTTATCAAAGGCTAGAGAGATGTTAGTTTTTGATTTCTTTAGTGGCACTGGCAGTTCAACACAAGCATTTAGAGAAGCCGGAGATACAGTCATTGGCTTTGAGATTGATGCCAGCTTCAATCCGGAGGTCATTGCCGACATCAACGACTTGAACGCCAGCGAGTTGTTGCGAACTTATGGCCGGCCAGACTTTATCTGGGCATCGCCACCCTGCACAACATTTAGCGTTGCAAGTATTGGCCATCATTGGCTTAGAGGTGGCAGTAATCCTTTGCCAAAGACTAAGGAAGCTGCCGATGCTCTAGTCATGGTGCTGAATTTGCGAAGGCTTATTGAAGAGCTAAATCCTAAATACGGATTTCTTATTGAGAATCCACGAGGCATGATGAGAAAAATTGCACCTATGCAAGACCTCGATCGAGTGACTATTACTTACTGCCAGTATGGAGACACAAGGCAAAAGCCAACTGACTTATGGGGATGGCTGCCTAATTGGAATCCCAGACCAACTTGCAAACCAAAGTCAGATTGTCACGAGTCAGCACCGAGAGGAAGCAGAACTGGAACTCAGGGATTAGGTAATGCCAAAGACAGAAGCCGGATCGCACCAGAACTCGGCCACGAACTTCGTGCTGCGCTTGCGGTGGAATTAGCAGAGGACAGCCCGCGATGAACGAGCTGCCCTCGAAACCGATACATCGACTATCGGCAACCTCCAGTTTAGGCGATTGCCGAGATTGGAGGCATAGTGCCACTCATTAGAGGTCATCACTCATTCGATGACCATTTCACGCAGATACCCAACGACTGGGTTCGCGATACTCGACTATCCCTCAAGGCCATCGGGCTGTTAGCGCAACTATTAAGTCACTCACCGGGCTGGTCAGTTTCTATCGCTCAACTAGCACGCGCTAACGACTGCGGCCTAGATCTAATACGCAACGCTGTAAGGGAGCTAGAAGCCTGCGGTTATTTAGAGCGATCGCAAAAGCGTATCAATAACAAGTTCGGTGAGGCGGTCTACAAAACAACTGACCCATCGGGTTTCCCGTCATCGGGTTTTCCGTCATCGGGAAATCCTACCCCTAAGAATACAAATAGAAAGAATACTAATAATAAGAAGTATGACGATTGGTTTGATGAATTTTGGAAGGCGTATCCACGCAAGGTAGGCAAGCCGGCCGCCAAGAAAGCTTTTATGAAACTAGATGATGCGGTATCAGCTTTACACGGCGCACAGAGACTAGCTAGCGATCCCAACCTGCCGCCTACCCAGTTCATACCTCACCCAGCTACTTGGCTAAATCGGGAGGGCTGGAATGATGAGCCTTATCCAGAGCGTGAAAAATCTAAGGAAGATCTAGCCTCTGAAGCTAAAGCTAAGGCAGAGCGTGAGCGTAAGTTGAGTGCGGATTATTTACGCGAGGAGCAGGAACGCAGCACTCAGGCCGCGCCACCGCCTAAATGTGAACACGGCCAGAACCTAGCGTTGTGTGCTAAGTGTGCGCGTAAGGTGGCTAATAGTGAAGATTAGTAATAATGTTGAGTTGTGGATGAGCGAAGATGTGTGCGTTGCGGCATCAACCGCGATCTACCAACTAAGAGAAGTGGTCGGAAAGATCTTTGCAAGAGTTGCAGGGTCAAGGTTGAACACATTATTCGCTACGCCAAAGGCGAAGTGTGTTTGGCTTGGCGCGGTGACTTCGATGCAGAGGACAACCCGATACACAATGGCAAGTTATTTATGCCCGGTGTTCGCTCCTGCGGCCATCGTGACTGTATCAACCCAGAACACATAGAAGAAGAAGGACAAGATAATGGCTATACAAATTGAGTTCACCGGTTACATCAACGAGGTGAAGAAGTTTGAGTGGGGAACTGTCTATGACATTTCTCACGCTCAGCGATTACAAAATGACAGCGGCGAGTGGGAAACCAGCGGCTACGATTACTTCTCGGTTATCGGAGATCCCGGCCTAGATGCCAACCAGCGCGTAACAGTCAAAGGCAGACTAAAGACTAAGCGCTACGAAAAGAAGGACGGCGGAACCGGCGTGAAGCTAGAAATTAGAGCCGAGTCCATTGAGCCTTATCAGAAGCAGGACACAGACGCTCCGTTCTAATGGATGAGTTCGTTGTGCCGGGACAGCCGATACCGCAAGGATCTATGCGGCACGTCGGAGGCGGCAGGATTGTTAGTAAGAATCCCAAGCTGAAGAAGTGGCGTGAGCGTGTAGCTAAGGTCGTAAATGATCAATGCGGCTCTCCCGGTTACATCGAACCCATAGCAGTCACCATTCTGTTTCAGTTGCAAAAGCCAGCTAGCGCTAAGCGCGATTACCCAACTGTTCCTCCAGATCTAGACAAACTCCAAAGGGCAATAGGTGATGCCTTGTCAATAGATGCTGGATACATAAAGGACGATGCGCAGATCGTAGAGTGGCACGCCACTAAGCAATACGGCGAACCTAGCGTGATAATTCGTGTAAAAAAACTTTGAAAAACTTTCACTAAATAGTTGTGTTTAGTTAGTTTTAGGCGTTATAGTTATTACTAGTTAGAAACGCTAACTAAGTTGAAAGGAAACAAGATGAACATTTACAGCAACGAACCAACTACCAAGCTACTTACTTTGCTCATCGAGATGGTCGCAGACAAGCAAATGCTTCTAGCTAATGGTTTTGACAAGATTGCAGAGCAGGATGACTTTGTTATCGCCAACATTATGAGCGAACTAGATTCAAGAAAACTGCAGGTGGCATGAAAATCTGGTATCTAATCCGCCGGCCGGTCGGCTACTTACTTTTTACCCTTATGGCTTACGCGGTTCTAATCGCGGCACACGCTATCCCAGTATTACTAGCAGATTGGATTGTGGGATTATGAAAAAGCTATCAGAGCTAATGGATAGAAAATGGATGGTCGGTTCTTTCGAAGGTCACGCGATCTTCTGGAATCACGCATCTACCTTCACGACTTACGCGATCGCTGACAATGGCGATGCGGAAGAAGTAGCAGTAAACACTAGCTACGCACCTGACGGAATGAGCGAAACTCAAAAAATCCGTTGGGCTATTTTCACCGGTCGGGAGTTAGCGGCCGAATACCAAAAGGACAACTAATGAACAAACTAGAACAAGCACAAGAACTACTGGTGATGTTACAGGCCAGCAACAAACTAGCTGAGGAAGCGCGAGATGCGCTTTTAGAGGCTAGATCTAATCTCACAATGGAAACTATGCAAGAAGCGAACCGGAAACTGTCAGAGTGGCACTTGCTGCGTGACGAAGTAAAAGAAAGGCTAGACACTTGGCAGATTGGCTAAGCAAAGAAAGACTATCCATAACCGAGGTGGCGGAGATTATGGGTGTTCACCGCAACACAGTCCGCCGCTGGATACAAGATGGAGACATACCGGCCGTAATCGTTGGCCGTAATCGTTACTTTATGGACACCAAAGATGTTCACGCACTAAAGATAGGAAGAGAATATGCCCCACGCAAAAACAACTGACCCAGAAACCAGCCACGCAGCTGCCGCTTCGGTCAGAAATGTAACCGAAACCCACAAGGCGATCCTAAGTATTTTTGATCGCTTCGGCTCAATGGTAGACGACAGGCTAGTTGAGCTTTACAACCTGAAGGTAGTTGGCGGGACAGCACCACGCGCCAGCCTTAGTGGTATCAAGACAAGGCGGAAGGAGCTAGTAGTTCGCGGCCTTATCCAAGACAGCGGCGATCGCAGGGTGCTGGAAAGCGGTCGCAAAGCTATAGTTTGGAGCAGAGTATGAGCGACTTGCAAGACATAATCGCGCGTAGCGCAGTTCACGCCTATAACAGCGGTATGAATACAGGCCTAGCGACTGGCAAAGAGCAAGAGCGCCAAAGGTTTGTAAGGATTTTAGGCGAACTAAAGATGGACGATAAAAGCGCAGGTGAGTATGCGTATGTTGAGGACATCATTGAGTATTTGTTTGATGAGGACTACCAATGATTGCTTGGGACTACGCCTTGGCGATCCTGATTGCCCTTGGCTTGATTGTGGCCGGCCTAATAGCGCTAACAATGCTTTGGCTAACGATAACAGAGTGGCACTTTTGGTATCAGAAATGGCAAAGCAAGCGCCACGAAAGAGAGCAGAAGTGAGCGAGCCAATTTGGGTGCGAAAGCGCATTGAAAAAGAAGATCAGATTCGCCAACTAATTGCAGACTTAGAGGCACTTAGGACAGACAATGCGAGCGTAATGGCTGCGGCTCTTGACTACTACGGATTTAACAAGGGCAACCTACCCCACGATAGCTTTGTTGCAATGCGCAAAGAGCTAATTCAAAAAGCAACATCTCTTATCAAGGAGAGCAGGAATGAGTGATTGTAATTGCATTGAACACTTTTGTGCTGGGATTGAAGCAGAGAAGTCACTCAGAGGCCGAGCGGTGAACCGCCTAACGCACAAGGAAGTTACCGAGATTGCCGCTCATAAGAAAGACACTAGGTTTGAAGGATCTTACGCTGTGGTTATCTATCACAAGCCCAGCCTGCGAGTATTCAACTCTCAAAGGACTTGGATGCTGGCACTAGAGATCCTGACAGAACTATGCGGTGTCAATGTGACACGCCTCAACTTCGTCCCCGATGATTCAGTAAACACTTATGAGTATGGGCTGGTAGAAGATTGAAAGAGGCGCTGGTGGGATTTAGCGTTGTTTTATTTCTGCTGGCCGCTTACGGCTTTATTGGCTATTGGGTTGTTACAGTTACTTTCAGACACTTACGAGATAAGGACAAGTAATGTTAGAAGGATTATCGCGGCCAGAGCCACGCGCTGGATTTTGCAAGGTAGCTAATGTAGCCAGCCAGTTAGACGATAAGGATGCGGCGATCTTGATGAAAGCAGCTGAAGATCTATCGTGGCCGGCTAAAGCTTTATCTCGCCAGCTAAGAGAGCGCGAAGTCTTTATTAGCGACACGACTATCTTGCGGCACAGGCGCAGAGAGTGTCCTTGCAAGTAGGCTGTATTAGATGCTAGAGAACCTAGAGCCAGCGCGCAAACCAGAACCGCAGCCATTCGGCAAGCCAGCGGTTGAGTTCGATGGTAGCGAAGGTGTTGCCGTCACACCCGGCCTAAGCACCGAAGCTAACTTCGCTGAGTTCCTAGCAGAAGCTGGGTTCGATCCTGAGCTATACGAAGTCGTAGGCACACCTCGCACTAGCCGATGGCAGAAATACGATGGCGATTGGCTCACCAGCTATCGCTTTCACTTTCGTGTAAAAAATCCGGGGGATAGCCTTACGCTTCTCTGGTCGCGCGCAAAAGCACCTAAGCCTGCAAAGTTAGACACTAACCAATGCACGATAGTTGTTGGCTGGTCAGATACGCAGACTGGCAAGACTGGCTCACGCGGTAACACCACAGATCTTGTGGAAAGGATTGCCGCCAAACAAAGCGCACTTGTTTCTTTCATCAAGAAGCACAAGCCAGAAGCCGCGATCTTCCTAAATGTTGGAGACAGCATAGAAGGCTTTGAGAACACAGGTGGCCAGCTCTTCACAAATGATCTAAGCCTTATGGAGCAAGTAGATCTTGAAGCGACCTTCCAATGGGAAACGCTGAAGCTTCTAGCTAAGCACACAGGCAAGGTAACGGCAGCCGCCGTAGGATCTAATCATTGTCAATGGCGCAAGGGTAAGGATCGCTTAGGTAATCCCTTAGATGATTGGGGTATCCACATTCAGCGCCAGCTTGCGCGACTGGCACAGGAAACTAAACAGCCCATCAAGTTCTTAGAGCCACAGCCTTACGATGAGTCGCTAGCGATCCCAGTCTATGATGAAATCCTTGGTTTAGTTCACGGCCATCAAGCCAACAGACCAGAGGCAATCCCTAACTGGTGGCGTGGTCAATCACACGGCGATCAAGCAGTAGCCGATGCAACTATTCTCAACACCGGTCACTTTCACCATCTCAGAATTATGGAGACAGGCAGAAGAAACAGCAGATCGCGCTGGTGGATACAGATGCCAACCCTAGACAATGGCTCAGACTGGTATCGCCAAAGGTATGGTGACGACAGCGATCCCGGACTGTGTGTTTATCTTCTTTACCCTAATCAACCCTTTAGCGGAACAGTCCACAAGCTCTAATGCCAACATACATCTACCAATGCGCAGATGGTCACACGCTAGAACGCTCACACTCAATCCATCTACAACCTGACATTGACTGCCCTAACTGCGGCAAAGCAATGAACAGAGTGCCACAATCAGCAACAATCAAGTTCTATGGAACAGGTTGGGCTAGTAAGGGTGACTAGATTCCCTCGGCCTTGTTTAGAGTGCGGGATACTAACCACACTCGGCTCTCGCTGTGAGCAACATCAAGCTGAGCGAAACAGGGTGATAGAGGCCACTAGACCAAAGCGGCGCTATAAGGCTAAGCCCAAGCGTGAACACTATGGTGGCGAATACCGCAAGCGCGCTAAGAAGGTTCGCGATAATGCGGTCTATTGTCATCTGTGTGGGGATGGGCCGAGGCACAACGATCCTTGGACGGCGGATCACATTATTCCGGGTGACCCGGCCAGCCCACTACTAGCAGCTCACCGAAGTTGCAACAGCCGCAGAGGCAACCGACCGCTACTATAACCCCTGCCCTAACCCCTCCCGGTGTATACAGGGAGTGGGGTAAATTATCAGCGAGGCGGAAATGGAAAC